TTGGGTGGCTTCCGATTCTTGGGTCCGCGACGTGTGGATCAAGAACTCGGCTGGAGAAGGCATGCTGGTTGGTGGCCGCAACGGCTTCATCAGCAACTATCGCGCTACAGACCTCCAAGGGAACGGCATCCACTTCGGAGACGTGGACGCAGTAACCGGGTGCTGGGACTGGACGGTCGTTGGCGTTGACATTGACGGGGCCGCGAAAGACTCGTTGATGGGTCACAACAACGGCTGCGTCACATACTCGAACAACACGCGCAATATCCGCGGCTCGAACGCCGTCTTTGCCAACGCTGGCGGCTCCGGCAATACGCTAGGCGCGGCGATCGGCGGCATTGATAGTTACGACAACAGCGAAACGAGCTGGATCAACTGGAAGGCCTACAACTGCGCTGGTGGGGCGTTCATCGTCAACCCGCCGATCACCGATGCGCGCGATACCTCGGCGAAGTTCGCCACCCTGTATGACGTGCATTTCGCCCACTTCGTTGCGGTCAACTGCGGCAAGACGCGCCCAAATACAACTCAATTCGGCGGCAACTTCAGTGGCGACAACCTGGGTCAAAGCTACATCAGCGAAAGCTCGGTCTACGACGGCACGTTCGTTGATTCGCTGCTGACGATCAACCCTCTCAAGCGCTGCAAGGTCGCGGGCGTCAAGATGTACTCATCGGGTGGTTTTGGCGCCGTCCCTTGCACCATCAACGGCCTGATCGATTCCAGTACGGAGATCGAGGTCACGGAGGATACCTCCGGCAACGGCTACTACCTCATCACCTACGGCGGCACGCAGTGGGATAACTTCGACCTGAACAACACCGCACGCGGCGGGAGTGGCGGCATCTTCTGGGGCCAGGTCTCATCGATCGCTACCGGGACGCCGATCTTTCGTGCGGGGAGGTCTCGTTCCAAGGCCATCGATAACTTCCAAGCGGGGCATACCTACTCGTTTGGCGGCTTGAACTCAGCCCAATACGGCAATCTGGACATTGAGGACTCTGTGACGGTGGGGCGCTGGTCGCCGCCGTCTGGTTATCTCGGCATCCAGCCGTTCAACTCCACCTCGAAGACCTCGCCGGGCTGGATCACGTTCAAGACGCCCACCGTGGCGCTTGACCTGTGCGCGCCAGCCGGCGGGTCAAGCCTCGGCGGAGGCGTAGTCAACTACACCGTCTCCAGCGGCTCCATCGCCACTGTGACGACCAACACCAACGGCAGCGGGTACACGGCAGGCACGTACTACCTGCAGATCGTCAGCGGTGTGGGGCGCCCGGCCATCGTTCGCGCGGTCCTCTCCGGCACCGACCTGAGCACGGCCACATACACGGTGCTCGACGGGGGCAACGGATTCGGCAGCAACAGCACCGCGAGCTTCATCCAAAACGGCGGCATCAACTACACGCTCACGAACGGCGTCGTTACAGGGGTGACGACGGCATCAAATGGAGCTGGCTACACCGCCTCGACCTACTACGTCTGCATCTACAACCCCAACGGAAAGCCCGCGATTGTCAAGGCGGTGCTGTCCGGCACCGACCTGAGCACGGCCACCTACACGATCGTCGATGGTGGATCGGGATTCGCTGGCAACGGTGTCTGGCCGGTGGCGACGGGCTCTGTCTTCCCGTGCCAGGTGAACAGCAGCCAGCAGAACATCAAGTTTCTCAATCCGCAGTTCACAACTAACGGCAACCGCGCCCCGTTCTCCTTCGGCTCTTCGCTGTCGAACGTGTATGTGGAGGGCGGCCACTTCGATAACGCCGGATGGTCGGTTCCCTCGACCGCTGCCCCGAAGTTCCTGGCCGGCGTCACCCCCGGCAATCGTGGGCGAGCCTCGGTAACGCCTGGGGCCACAGGGGTTGGGTTCGTCGTCAACACGCTTGCCGACACCGCTGTGATTGTCGTGACCGGCGGCACCGTGACGAATATCGAACTGAGTTTCAACCAGGGTGGTACCTGGGACTCGATCGCTACCAGCACATCTTCGCCGGTCACTGTGACGGTGCCATCAAACACGCAGATGCGCCTGACCTACACGGTCGCGCCTACGGTCCTCCGCTTCGGAGCCTGATATGCAGCAGTACCCCTTGGATGTCGTCTTCTTCAACGACCTCAACGGCTTCCGCGACTCGTGTGCGCGGACGTCGCCTCATGGCCCTGGCTACTGCTACACAGGGCCTACCGTTGGACTGCTGGACAACAACCACGGCTTCATTCGCCCGTCTGGCGCCATCCTCGATGTTTGCCTGTCCGCACAGAACGACAGTGTAGGCAACTCGGTGAGCGGGAACGTCATCGTTCAGCTTTATGCGGTGGATATGTTCAACAAGGTCAACGCTACCCAGCTTGAACAATCGTCGGGTTACCGCGTGATTGCGCAGCGCACGATGGCGCTGAATGGTGAGCAGCCGCAGCACGGCTTCATCACCGGCGGACCAGGTACTTCGCTGACGACGTCTGAACTCGACGCGCTTGCTCTGGCCGCCAGCTCCAATACGGGAGGCATTCGTTTTGGTCTCCGGTTCTGGAATGACCCGAGCTGCCCGGCGGCTTCGGCGTTGAAACTGATTCAATGGTCTGGCCGTCTTGCCCTCGGTCCCGCGTAAATGGCTGACGTTCAGTTCTACCTGAACCACATCTCCGCTTACGAGCGGGAGTTCAAGCAGTGGGAAAGCCGGGTAGACAAGATCATCAAGCGCTACCGCGACGAAAAGCGGGCTACCGGCGCTTCCCAGGCGAAGTTCAACGTCCTGTGGTCGAACGTGCAGACGCTGAAGGCCTCTACGTTCGCGCGCATCCCTCAGCCTGATGTGTCTCGGCGATTCCGTGACAACGATCCAGTCGGGCGGGTTGCCTCGCTGATCCTTGAGCGCACCTTGGAATACGAGGTGACGCACTATCGCGACTTCCGCGCTTCCATTGGTCAGTGCGTCTATGACCGCTTCTTGGGTGGACGCGGGACGGCCTGGGTGCGGTATCAGCCGACATTCAAGCAGGTCCAGGCCGGCGAGCTTGAGGATGGTCCTCTCGTCACCGAAGACGTTGATACCGAAACGCAGGTAGCCGAACAACTCGACTACGAGTGCGCCCCCGTGGATTACGTCCACTGGCGCGACTTCGGCCATTCGGTCGCTCGGACGTGGGAAGAAGTCACCCTCGTTTGGCGCAAGGTGTACATGGGCCAGACGGCGCTTGAAGAACGTTGGCCCGAGGAAAAGTATGGCGATCTGGCGAAGCGCATCCCGCTGGATGCCACGCCAGACGAACAGAAGAACATCCGCAGTTCTAGCAGCGATACGTTCAACAAGCAGGCCCTGATCTACGAGATCTGGAACAAGGAATCGGGCTACGTTTGCTGGTTGTCCAAGAGTCTGGGCCAAGTCATTGAGGAGATGGAAGACCCGCTGGGCTTGGAGGAGTTCTTCCCGTGCCCGCCGCCGATCTATGCCACGCTGACGACCGACACGCTGGTCCCGATCCCAGACTACACGCTGTATCAGGATCAAGCCAACGAGCTGGATGTGTTGGCCGATCGTATCGACGGACTCATCAAGGCGCTGCAACTCAAGGGTGTCTACAACAGCGCGATCCCAGAGCTTTCACGCCTTTTCACCGAGGCCGAGAACGGCACGCTGATCCCGGTAGCCAACTGGGTCGCTTTTGCCGAGAGCAAGGGCCTTGCGGGCGCAATCGACGTGCTCGAAATCCTACCGCTGGCTCAAGCCTTGGGCGAAGCTTACAAAGCCTTCGAACAGGTCAAGCAGCAGATTTACGAGCTGACGGGCATCAGCGACATCATCCGCGGGCAGACGATGGCGAGCGAGACCGCCACGGCCCAGCAGATCAAGAACAACTATGCCTCGATGCGCTTGAAGGTGTATCAGGACGAGGTTGAGAAGTTCACCCAGCGCCTGCTGCAACTCAAGGCGCAAATCATCTGCAACAAGTTCGATGACTCGACGCTGCTGCAGATGGCTGCGGCGGATCAGTTGAGCCAAGCGGACCAGCAGTTGATCCCTCAGGCGATCCAACTCCTTCGGAACAACGTCCTGCGCAACTTCCGCGTTGAGGTGGCAACGGACTCGATGATCTACCAAGACGAGCAGCAGGAAAAGCAAGACCGGCTGGAGTTCCTTGGAGCAGTGTCGGGGTTCATCGAAAAGGCGGTCCAAGCCGGCCAGATGGCTCCGGCGCTGATCCCGCTGGCGGTTGAGATGCTGAAGTTTGGTGTCTCTGGATTCCGTGTCGGCAAGACGATGGAAGGCACGATCGACCAAGCGGCACAAGCGCTTCAACAGCAAGCCCAAAACCCGCCCGCCGATCCGAACCAGGCCAAGGCCCAAGGCGATTTGCAGAAGACGCAAATGCAGATCCAAGCGGATCGGGCGTCCGACCAAGCCCGCCAGCAGGCCGATATGGCGATTGCCCAAGCCAAGGCTAGCGCCGAGGCCCAAGCCCAGGCTCAAGCCCAAGCTCATGAACGAGCCATGGAGCAAATGCGCCAGCAGTTCGCTTTGACGCAGCAGGCGGCAGACCAAAGACACCAGCAAGCCATGCAGGCGATGCAGCAGCAGAACGCCCAGGCGCTCGCTGCGATGCAGAAGCACATCGACGGGCAGTTCGCAGTCCTGCTGGCTGACAGGAACAACGCTACCAAGGTGGAAGTAGCCGAAATTGCCGCTCAGACCACTTTGGATGCAGCGCAGATGAGCGCAGCTCAGCAGTCCCAAGGAGCCAGCAATGAGTGATGGCGGCAAAGGCGATAAGCGGCGGCCGGAAGACATGCAGGCCTTCTCTGAAGGCTATGGGCGCGTCTTCGGTGACGCCAAGCCCCAACGGGGCAAGTTCGTTTGGGATGACAAGCAACGCAAGTTCGTCCCGGCCGATGAGTACTACGCCAACCGAGCCGAAGCGGATGCGCCGTTCATCCAACCCGACATCCAGCCCTATCAGTCAATGGCGACGGGCGAAATGATCGGCGGCCGACGCCAACACCGAGAACACCTCAAGGCCAATGGGCTGATTGAGGTGGGCAACGAAACGAAGTACCTCGATCCCAAGCCGAGGCCCCAAGTCCCAGACCACGCGCGCAAGGAAATGATCGCGCGCCAGGTCTACGAGAAGTTGCGGTACTGATCCAGCACGCCGCCCACCAGCCGCCTTCGGGCGGCTTTTTCTTTGGAGAAACGTAAATGACGACCGTCAAAAACCTGATGGGCGCTGGCAACTCTGGCCTGTCCGCCCAAGCCTCTGTTGGCCTTCTGGCTAACAGCCTCACCGCGACCGGCAATAGCCAAGGTACTGCCTTGGCGCTCGGCAGTGACTTCAACGTCTTCACGACCGTTGCGGCCTCCACCGGCTGCATCCTGCCGACCGGCTCCGCAGCCGATTGGTACACGGTGGTGAACCACGGCTCCAACACGCTGTCGGTGTATCCCCCGGTCGGCGGAAAGATCGCCAACGGCTCGACCAATGCCGCGTTCAGCGTCGGCGCCAACAAGACGGCTCAGTTCCAGTGCATCGATGGCCTGAACTACGCCGCATCTCTGTCCGCTTGAGGTGACGCATGGATATCTCTGAACTCCGCGCCCGCGTCGAGCAACACCTCGCAGCCCTCGCCGGCCAAGTGGACGAGCGATTCCACGCCGAACTTCGTACTTTCGTCGGTTGGGTCGAAGGCAAGCAGACGGAAGAGGCCCAGGCCCAGGAGCACATCCAGTGGCTCCAAGCCCACGGCTACACCGTTACCAAGAACTGACCCCACACCACCCCACACAAGGCCGCCTTCGGGCGGCTTTTGCATTTCTGGAGCTTTGATGGCGACTACTCGTCTGGAAGCGCTCTCTGCAGCATTTGAACAAGCCGAAGCCGGCACGCTGAACGCGCCGGTCGAAAAACAGATCGAGACTGCGGCGCCTGAAACGCCGCCCGCAGATCCTGCGCCCGATCGTCCGCGCGACGAACACGGCCGATTCGCCAAGGCCGCGGAGCCACAAGCCCCGAAGGCCGACGAGCAAGTTGATCCGGCCAAGACGCTGGCCGAACAGGTCGCGCCGAAGGTCGAAGAGAAGCCGGTCCGCAAACCCCCGTCATCGTGGAAGAAGGACCACTGGACGCGCTGGGAGCGACTGGCCTCTGATCCGGAACTCGCCCCGCTCCAAGACTACATCGAGCAGCGCGAGCAGGACTTCGCCAAAGGCGTCTCGACCTACAAGGCGCAGTGGGACCAAGCGGCCCCGCTCCTTGAGGCCATGCAGCCCTTCATGCCGGAGCTGCAGCAGCACGGCATCCAGCCGCAACTGTGGATTCAGAACCTCGGCAACGCTCACCGCACGCTTGCGATGGGCAGCCCCGAGCAGAAGCTACAGATGTTCGCCAAGTTGGCGACGGAGTACGGCGTCCCGCTGAATGCTGTGTCCCAGGTGATGGGCGTTCCGAACGGGCAACAGCTTGGGCAAGTGCCGTTCATCGACCCGCAGTTCGCTCATCTGGCCCAAACACTGAACGCGGTCAAAAACGAGTTTGACCAGTTCAAGACCATTCAACAGCAGCAGGAGCAAGTCCGGCTGCAGACCGAGGTCGATCAGTTCAAAGCAACTGTAGACCAAGACCTATTCGAGGCCGCCAAGCCTGTCATGGCTCAACTACTTGAGACCGGTATGGCGAGCGACCTCAAAACCGCCTTCGAGAAGGCGATCCGCGTAGACGACTCCCTGTGGCAACAGCACCAGGCAGCGGAACAGGCCCGACAGGCCGAAGCCGCCAAAGCCGAGGCTGAAAAGCGACAGAAGGAAGAGGCCGAGCGAATCGCGCAGAAGAAGGCGGCGGCTGTATCTCCCAAATCAGCAAGCCCTACAGGCCCAACGACGACGGGTGGCGGCAAGGACCGGCGTTCTCTGATTGCAGAGCAATTGGAAGGACTGTCCGGGAGATTTTGATGCTCTAGGAGAACTTAAATGGCATTCGCCAATTCCTCCGTGTCGGACATCATCGCTACCACGATCCAATCGCGTTCGGGGGTGCTGGCCGACAACGTAATGAACAACAACGCGCTGTTGCGCCGGCTGAAGGAACGCGGTAACTCGCGCCCCTTCTCTGGCGGTAACGTCATCTTCGAAGAGGTGATGTACAACGACAGCACCACCAACACCACCAACAGCTACTCGGGCTACGAGCAGATCAACATCTCGCCGAACAGCCCGATCTCTGCCGCGCAGTTCAGCATCTGCCAGTACGCATCGTCTGTGACGATCAGCGGCCTGGAAATGCTGCAGAACAACGGCAAGGAAGCGATCATCGACCTGCTGGACGGTCGTATCGCGGTGGCTGAGGCCCAGTTGATGAACCGCATCGGCGGCGACATCTACTTGGACGGCACCGGCAACGGCGGGAAGAACGTCACCGGCCTCGCGGCAGCGATTCCCGATGATCCGACCTCCGGCACCTACGGCAACATCTCGCGTTCTTCGTATACCTTCTGGCGTTCGTCGAAGTACAGCGGCTCGACCGATGGTGGTGCGGCGGTTTCGCAGGCCAACATCACGGCCTACATGACCGACCTGGCCCTGAAGCTGATCCGCGGCAACGACAAGCCGGATCTTGCGGTGGCTGACAACACGTACTTCGGTATGTACGTCAAGGCGCTGCAGGCCATCCAGCGCGTCCAAGACGAGAAGAGCGCAGGCGCTGGCTTCCAGTCGCTGAAGTTCTACGGCGGCGGCGCGAGCATGGATGTGGTGTGTGACGGTGGTATCGGTGCCGCCGCTACCGCGAGCCATATGTGGATGTTGAACACTAACTACATCTTCTTCCGCCCGCACCGTGATCGCAACTTCGTGCCCATCGGCGGCGAACGCCAAGCGGTGAACCAAGACGCGGTGGTCAAGTTGATTGGCTGGGCCGGCAACCTCACTTCGTCGGGCCCGCAGTTCAGCGGCGTCCTGATCGCGTAAGGAGAACAACATGGCATACAGCATCACCAATCCGACTGTCGGCGCTCTCCAAATCGCCAACATCGACGCTGGCGTCACCATGCCCAACGGCTCGTCGGCGATCCCGACGCCGCCGCTGACGCTTGGCATGATCGTCAAGGCCTACGACCCGACCTACGGCGAAGGCGAGTTCATCCTGCTTGCGGGCGTGGCCTCGACCGCTGTTGGTTCGCTCGTGGTCTGGGACGGCACGACCTACGCCACGACCCTGGTCGCCAACTCGGCCAACCAGGCGCGTCCCGTTGCCGTCGCCATGGCGGCCAATACCTCGGCTTCGACCTTCGCCTGGTATCAGATCGGCGGCACTGCTGTCGTGAAGAAGACCACGGTGGCGATTGCCCCGAAGGTGGCGGTTGGCATCGGCGGCGTGGGCGTGCTGGGCAACACGGCTTCCGGCAAGGAAGTCTTGGGCGCCCGGTCGGCCAACACGGCTACGGTTGTTTCGGCGACCACGACCATCAACGTGGTCCTGAACCGACCCCACGCGCAGGGCCGGGTCACTTGATCTGACGCAACGTCGCTTGAATGGGCTCGGGGTTACCTCCGAGCCCTTTTCACATGGACATCCAACTTTCCTGCAACACCCCCGACAAGGAGTTGTTCGCGAACGTCGCGACCAATTCCAAGCTTGATCTTCCTTGGGTCACTCAGCACGAGGCACACGACGGCCATGCGGTCATCGTTGGCGGAGGCCCGAGCCTCAAGAAGCACATTGAATCCATCCGCAAGCGCCAAGAGCATGGGCAGACGGTTTTCTGCCTCAATGGGACTGCGGAGTACGTCTACAAATTCGGCATCCGACCTGACTATCTGGTGATCGTGGATGCCAGGCCGCAGAACAAGCGGTTCATCGCCAAACACTGGGCGCGGCACCTGTACCTTTCTTCGCAGTGCCATCCATCGCTGTTCCTCGATTGGGACGGCCTGCCTCTGCGCAATGTGACGCTGTGGCACCCCGTCATCGACGGGATCGACGAACACATTGCCTCCGATCGCGAATACGCAAAGGTTGGAGGTGGCACTACGGTGGGCATGTCAGCGATGGCGCTGGCTTACACCATCGGGTATCGGAATCTCCACCTCTATGGCTATGACTCCAGCCATGAGGATGGGTCACACGCCTACTCACAGCCTGATGGTGACGAGGCATTGGAAGTCAACATCTTCGGGCGCAGCTTCAAGTCAACGCTCACGATGGCGCGGCAAGCTGAATTGCTGCCGGAGCTGTGCAACACGCTGATTGATCTGGGTTGCACCATCACCTACGAGTGCGATGGCCTGTTCCCGTGGGTCATGCAGAACCTCGTGCCGATGGCCGAGGAAGAGAAATACAGGCGCATGTGGGATCTGCCGGAGTACCGAACGGTGGCTCCCGGTGAGTTAGTGGCAGATGCGTTTCTCAAGGTCGCCCAGCCGAAGGGCTCAGTGATCGACTTCGGCTGTGGGACCGGCCGAGGCGCGCTGAAGCTTGCAGAAGCGGGCTTGAGCGTCACGCTGGTGGACTTCACCGAGAACAGCCGTGACGAAGCGGCCCGCTCACTTCCTTTCATCCGCTGGGACTTCTCGGAGCCGAGCGAGCCTCCGGCCACAGCAGATTACGGCTACTGCACCGATGTAATGGAGCACATCCCACCGGACAAGGTGGACGTGACCATTCAAAACCTCATGCGCGCCTCCGGGCGCGTTTTTTTTCAGATCAGCACGGTTCCCGACAACCTTGGGGCGCTGATTGGACAACCGCTCCATCTGACCGTCCAGCCGCATGCGTGGTGGGCGGACAAGTTTGCCTCACTCGGTTACGCGGTCCAGTGGGAGCAAGAGGAAGACACCGCGAGCCTTTTCTACGTGACTACTCACAAGGAAATTTGAATGTCTGACGAAGTTCTCCAAGCCTCTTTCTACAAGCACCCGGTTCATCTTGTCGCCAAGAGCGAAGAGGAAGGGCGCCCGGTCTACGAACTGCGCGACTACGTGCGTATCGAGATCCCTGGGCGCCGAGACCTGATGGTGGAGGCTCCTGCCAACGACGACCACAAGCGCCGTTTCCCCATCCAATGGGCACAGTACGTCAATTCGGTTGATGGCAGGCCTGATGGCAAGGTGGAGGCCGGTACGCTGCTTCGCGAGTGGACTCTGCTGACCTCGGCCCAGGTGAAAGAGTTGGAGCACTTCCGATTCTTCACGGTTGAGCAGATCGCCGAGGCGTCGGACTTCAACATCCAGCACATCGGCATGGCGGCCGGGATGTCGCCGATTGCCCTTCGAGACAAGGCTCGCGCTTTCCTGCAGATGGCCCGCGATGGTGCTGTGGTGATGCAGCAGGCGGGCGAGCTGGCTCAAGAGCGAGCTCGCACCAAGGCGATGGAAGAAGGCATGCGCGAAATGCAGGCTCAGATGGAAGAGATGCGCAAGAGTCTTGAGGGCCAAGAGCCGAAGCGTGGGCGCAAACCCAAGGAAGACGCTACCGAAGAGGCGGCCGGTGCCTGACTTTTTCGAGGTCCGAGAGAAGGTCGTCGCCATCGTGCAGTTTGGCCCCGGTGGCTTCGCTGCTGATGGCACTACGCCTGGGACGTACTACCAAGTGACGATCGACCCGCAGTGCATCTCGCCATCTGGCAAGTTCGTCCGCTTTGGTCACAACCAAGGCGATGAACTCATCGGCTGGCAGCGTTGCGAGGCCATGACCATCGTTGAGATCCTCGGTAAATGGGATGGCGATGCGCCTGTCCTTCGTTATGGCAGCCAAGGCGTCGTCCCGATGCTTTCTCACTCGCTGGTCGATGTCCCCAAGCTGGAGCGGTAAATGGCAACGATGCTGGGGCTGATTCAGCAGGCAACTGCTGAGATGGGCTTGACCGTGCCTACTTCGGTGGCCGGCTCGACCGATGCAGACACGATCCAACAGTTGGGCCTGCTCAATGCCGTTGGGTACGAGCTGCTGAGTCAGTACCCGTGGCAGGCGTTGAACAAGGAATATCGGTTCACGACCCAGTATCTGACGACAACCGGAAACCTTTCTGCGAACAGCGCTGTTGTCACTGGCATGGGCGCGACGACCGGCTTGGACAGCACCTACATGGCGAGCGGGACCGGCATCAACCAAGATACCTACGTCCAGACAAACGACAGCGCGTCTCAGGTGACGCTGAGTCAGGCGGCGACCACCACCGGAACCGCCGTTGCGCTGACCTTCGGCAAAGCCAAGTACACGCTGCCGAGCGACTTCGACCACATCCAAGACCGCACCGAGTTCGACAAAACCAAGCGCTGGTCGATGATGGGGCCGAGCACGCCGCAACAGTGGCAGTGGCTGAAGTCGTCGTATATTTCCACCGGGCCGCGCATGCGCTTCCGGATCATGGGCGGCTACTTCCAGATTTGGCCGGCGCCGTCTACGGCTGAGTACATCGGCTTCGAGTACGTCTCGAATGCATGGGTGAACGACAACACCGGAGTCGCCAAGTCCTCGTTCACAGTGGACACGGACACGTGCATCTTCCCCGACCGCCTGATGGTGCTGGGGCTGAAGAAGAAGTACTTCGAGATCAAGGGCTTCGACCCATCCGCGTTCACTCGCGACTATGAGGCGCAGTTGATCCGCGCCAAGGCGATGAACTCGGGCGCTCAGACCTTGAGCTTCGCTCCGAAGCTGGGCGAGATCCTGATCGGGATTGAAAACTTGCCAGACCAAGGCTACGGCCAGACGAACTGATGGCATCGCGTAGTTCGTCGCTCCCTGCTCCTGTCGGCGGGTGGAATGCCCGCGACGGTATCAACGACATGGAAGCCACCGATGCGGTGTGGCTGACGAATTGGTACCCGACGCCTACTGAAGTTGCGCTGCGGTACGGCTATTCGCAGTGGGCAACGGGCCTGGGTTCTCAGGTCGAAACGCTGATGTCCTACGGCAGCGGCACGGCGAACAAGCTGTTTGCCATCGCGGGTGGCAGCATCTATGACGTGACGGCTGGCGGTGCGGTTGGCGCTGCTGCCGTCTCGGGGTTGTCCAACTCTCGTTGGCAGTACACGAACTGCGGAACGGCTGCGGGTCAGTTCCTCTACGCAGCCAACGGTGTAGACAAGCCGCTGCTGTACAACGGGACCACGTGGACGGCCGTCGATGCGGTTTCGACGCCATCCATTACCGGCGTCACGACGACGGTCCTCAACAACCCGATCGTTTTCAAGAACCGGGTCTTCTTCATCGAGGCCAACAGCCTGCGGGCGTGGTATCTGCCTTCACTCTCCAACGGCGGCGCGGCCAACTCGGTAGACATGAGCGCCATGTGTACCCTGGGCGGTTCCCTGAAGTGCATGGGAACCTGGACCATCGATGGGGGTACTGGCGTTGATGATTACCTCGTTTTCGTCACCACCAAGGGCGAGGTCGTCGTTTGGCAGGGAACCGACCCGAGCAGCGTCAACACCTGGGCGGTGAAGGGTGTGTGGCACTTGGGAACACCGGTTGGGTCTCGGTGCCTGATGAAGTACCAAGGCGACCTCCTGTACATCTCGCAGGACGGCATCGTTCCGATGTCAGGGGCGCTTCAAAGCTCGCGAGTCAATCCGAAGGTCGCCGTCTCGAACAAGATCCAGTTCGCTGTGTCCAACGCAGTGACAGGCTACGGCTCTAACTTCGGCTGGCAAATGCTCTATTTCCCACAGCAGAACTTACTGTGGTGCAACGTTCCTGTAGTTGAGGGAAGCCAGCAGCAGCAGTACGTGATGAACACGATCACGGGCGCTTGGTGCAACTTCACCGGCTGGAATGCGAACTGCTGGGAACTGTTCCTCGACCAGCCCTACTTCGGTGGGAATGGCTACGTCGGTAAGGCCTGGAACACGCTTCAGGACAACGGCTCGAACATCAACGCCTCGGCCCTCCAGGCGTTCAACTACTTCAAGGCGCCCGGGCTGCTAAAGCGCTTCACGATGGTCCGCCCTATCTTCCGTGTCCAGGGGCCGACCAATCTGTCCGTTGGGATGAAGATCGACTTCGACCAATCGGACACGCTGACCCTGACCGGAGCGGCGGCCACCTACACCCTGGGCAAGTGGGATGTGACGAAGTGGGACCAATCCATCTTCGGCGATCTCGCGATGCTCAAGCGCTGGATGGGTGTGAACGGTATCGGTTATGCCGGCGCGCCCACGGTGAAGATCAGCTCGCCGGGCACTGATGTTCGTTGGGAATCGACGGACATCGTTTACGAAGTCGGCGCCGTCATTTGAAGACGATCGTTTGGGATCGGCCCGAGGAAGTCGGGCGGTGGGTCTGCGACCGCATCGGCGGTGCGTTTGATCCCACCTCAGCAACAGCCATCGGTCTGGAGCGAGACGGCAAGTTGATCGCCGGGGTCATCTTCGACCACTGGAACGGCCGATCGATTGCGATGCATGTGGCAGGCGAGGGTGGTCATTGGATGACCCGTGACTACGCGAAAGCCTGCTTCGGCTATGCCTTCAATCAGTTGAAGGTCAACAAGATTCTTGGCTTCGTGGACTCAGAGAACCACGCAGCCAGACGGTATGACGAACACCTGGGCTTTGTGCTTGAGGGTGTGATTCGAGACGCAGGTAAGAACGGCGATTTGCTGATTTACAGCATGACGCCCGAACAGTGTCGTTGGAGATAACAGTGGGAATGAACTACTCATCGCCGGCCAATCGTGCGCCGGCCGCTGGCGCTGGCGTGGGCCAATATCAACCGCCCGCGCCGCTGCGCCCGTTCGCGGGGGCTTTCCAGGCGATCGGACAAGCGGCTGGCAATCCGACGCTGGCGAACGTCCTGCGCGGCGCTCCGGCGCAAGCGATGCCTCAGCCCATGCCGCAACCTGCGCCGCAGCCGATGGGAATGCGCCAAGTTCCCAACCGCAACTTCTTCCAGTACTGAACATGGGCTCGAAGTCTTCGCCGCCTCCGGCTCCTGATCCGGTCGCCACTGCCAACGCGCAGTCTCAGTACGACAAGAACACCGCCGCCTATAACGCTGCGCTGAACAGGTACAACGTCTACACCCCGCTTGGGTCTCAGACGTGGAAGCAGACGGGCACTGATAGCTCCGGCGCGCCTATCTGGGCGCAGAGCATTTCTCTGTCTCCGAACGCACAGCATGCGCTCGACCAGCAGCAGGCCAACCAAAGCCAGATGGCGAGCCTGTCGGGTCAGTTGCTCGGGAATGTGGGGGATACCTACTCGCACGCCATGAGCACGCAGGGCATGCCCGGCATCCAAAGCTCTGTCGGCGGGTATGGCCCCGTTCAGTACTACGGTGCGCAGCAGTCTCCCCTAACGCACGGCGTGAGCGCCCAACAGGGGCTCGCATACGGCGTCAGCGGCGGCCCGTTGAACACTTCAGTCTCAACTGGCGGTCCGCTGGCGACTTCCGCCAATGGCGGGAACATCACACACGACATCAATACCGATGGGAATTTTCAGTATGCCCACGGTAGCCAAATGGACCTGGGTGGCCTGCCGAACCTGCCGACCGCTGACCAAGCTTATGCGAAGCAAGTCTCGGACGCGTACTACGCACAACAACAACAGTACCTAGATCCTCAGTGGCAGCAACAGAAGAATTCCTTTGATGCGCAGATGGCGAATCAGGGCGTTTTGCCGGGGACGCAAGCCTACGACAACGCCTACAAGAACTTCTCCAACGC